CGCCAGTTCATGCTTGCACCGTCCGAATTCAAAAAGAAGAGAAAACAAGTCAATCCCACAAGGAGGCCCACTTTCCTTGGGGCGCGATCATCCACATCCATACAGCAAATACTGCACAACTGCACTATGTATCAATAAATGCTCAGGATTCAGCAAAATTACGACTTCAATCGACCAATGGTATAGGCAATGCTGCGTTACGCACAGCAGATGCTGCTTGTCCCGCAGACGCGACAACTTCAGCAATGTCGCGAACTCCATTACCAAGATTCGTAGCAGCTTTGACCATACTGTCCCAAGCGGTATCTGAAGTAATACCATGATGTTTGTGGCTCGCGACGGCAGGATTGGAAATGTCAAACCTGACTCGCCATTCCACAGAAACACAGTATGTCAAATTGATGTTGTTACGATTTACCACGACCATGGGTGCAAGTCCATCCAGGGACACATTACTTGTATCACCAAGTCCTGCAGTCCACGTGATTGTTGAGTCACTGTATGTGACACATTTATCGAACGTGGCCAAAGTCCCCATATTCAAAGGATACGAATTCATTTGAATTCCACGTAAAGCAAGTTTTGGACCTGACAATAAGCGTGGCTTCATATATGATGTGAATTCGTCCTCAAAATCATCCCAAGTTCTTGTGTTATTACACAAGTTTAACTGGGTTGGACACACCGCAGCGTAGACTAAGCCTGAGGTTGTTTGTAGTGCGTTTGGATTCATGACCTGCACTGACATAGCTGCAGGTACGCAACTCAAAGTACTATCTTCATCTGATGTAGTCCCAGGCATAGGGATGGTTTTGATTTGGGTGTTATCAGTTGCACTAATCGGCAACGATCCATCATCCGATTGAAAACAAATGATGTTGGTCCACAAGTCTGTGTTAAGAGTAGAAATCGGATTCTTGACAACACCAAAAACGTTCACTCGTCGATTCGATTGAAAAATACGAGTGGTGCGCACAACCGCATAAGGCCCAACACTCCTGGGCAACGGAGCATGCGCAACATCAAAAGCATCCCAGCAACGTAAACCATAACCACGCATACTACCGAAGGGGTTGCGTGGTACACGACCTGTACCAGGAGCAAGCACGATCTCGGCCATACCTCTGGTAGCATTCTTACCGTTTCCGTTGCCGCCTCGCTGTTTCATGCGTTGAGCACGAAACATGGCTGCAAGTCGCCCCCGCTGGCTAGCGCGTACGCGAGCAAGAGCAGCTTGCTGCTTGCGAGTGTAAGCCATAGTATGCTAAATATATCGAGCATATGCTGTATGCCGACTCTGGGTGTAACTCGTTAGGCCGAGTTGGAAAAACACCAACGGCGAATAGCTGCAACTTCTTATCTTGAGGTACGCATTGCAGCAATTACACTTCAAGGAGCGAAGTGTCCCCTGTGTCACAATCTCTCACGTGCGCAATAGTAGGCTCATGACACAACACCTACATACCGTCATAAAGACACGTGACCCCTTAACGCCGGGGAGCGGTACCGTACCATTTAGTGCGCTCGGCTGCCAACCGACCTGTCTCACCATCAGTTAGTTTGACAGACATCAGCCAGTTTTGAGTAGAACCACATCGAGGTATCTACCCACGGGAAAGGCCAGCGTCACTCGCGCATTTAAGCTTGGCCATGAACTACATCGAGTGTTGTAGCTCTGCTACCGTTGAGAAACGGCTGCGCGTGGCTTTCACCTCAGCACCTGATCCTCGGAGGCGCGCCCACGAACTCACCTCCCGCCAGAGGGGTGGAACGCAGTCTTCAGGCTCGGGGACCAACGGGGGTTGATCCACGGAAGGACAAGGCGGACTCTAGGCCTGGAGAAAAATAACCGGCGTTAACCAATGCCATCTGGTCTAATCTCCTCACCGATATAACGGGGGCCACGGCTGCTCCCTACTACAGCCTAGGGGCGGATCGTTCGTGTCGGAAGAAACCCTACATATTCAAAGCGTCAACGAATCAACACAAAGAACATCTGGCGTGCCCCAATCGTCCTCTCAAACCGCCAACATTAGGCGGCCCACCAGTTCGCAAAATGCGAACTCCAAAGGCTAAATGGGTGACTTATGCACCGTAAAAACCAATGGAAGATGTGGATGATAATCGCGTATTTTCACGTCCATCCAACCGGGATGGATTTGGCAAACCCATCCCAATTGGTCACGTTATCGAAACGCCATTCATAATCCATGAATTTGTCGATCTCGCGCTGTGTACACGCGTGTCCAAGTGAATGGTATTTCTTTAACGAGTGTTCTGCACTAACGATTACATTGCGTGCTCTCACATATCCAGGGGTATACTCACTTGTATCTACCAACTTTCCGTACAAAGCCATTTGCTCTTCATGTTGGAATTCTTGAAACCCCATCGTCTCGGCATACTGTAAGTATTTTTCCGAAACCTGTGGAAATATGCCCATGAAATTCACCGCTTTTGCCATGGCGGCAGACGCTGCGATTTTGCGTAAAGTTTCAGCATCACCTTCGCGCACTGCACGCACTGCACTAGGGGATGTGCTTACGCCAAAATTGTCCATGCTCCTTCTCAACTCCGGAGCCATGTTATTTGTGAGGCCTTTGCTGTTCACTTGAAAATTCCATCCAGTAAATGTCGCGCGTTTGTCACAATAAACTATCTTCATATTATAGCCCATGCGCTTCCAAAAAGCCATCACATCGTCCTGGTGGTCTTTCAAAGGAGGATTCGTGGCGATTATAGAATCGTCACCCTCATATGCATTTACCCACCAACGTTCCTCGCCCCATCGATCCAAAGAGTCACGACGATCGGCGTTGAGGAATTCGTGAGCATTGTCATGAAAGACCGCCACGTGCCAAAGGACCCAATTGATCCAATAATTAAGGCACGAGGTGCCCCGTTGTCCGGAGCGCCTGATAGCGTCTATCTGGACACGCAACTTATCAAAACGGCCTGTAAAGACCAAATTGATTTTTCTCTTGTCGCATGCCTTATTATGGGCAGCAAGCCAGCATTCGGGCACGATAGCGTACTTCATAAGAACTTGAGAAATGTGGTATAATACCGGATTCTCAACCATCCCGCGTACGTTAGCGTTGCAACAGGTGTCCCAGGCGCTGCCATCGCCTTCGATTATACTGCAACCTTGTTGCCTTCGAAGGTTTTTGGCAACCCTTTTCATGGCACCCTGTTTACCCACATGTTTTATACTCTGGTGCTCAAAGTGGTGAAAGAGAATATCTTCAAAACATTTCACCACGATGAGTGCCATAAGCTGGCCGTTGTCACCATCCGCGATCAATAACCTTGGCGCTTTTCCTTGCGGCATGTTTTCCGCTTTTATGCTAGCACTGAAACGAATGGACGGGTCCGTTTTGCACATCAAATTGTTGTATGCATTCTCAAACCTCGATTGACTCCATTTCTTTGACTTTAGCATGTCAATGCTAACGTTTTCTTCTGCCCAGCGCTGTATATTCTTGACTGACCAAGGTCCCTTGTCACTAATGGCCCTGCTAACCAACAAACCAATCGCTAACTCATCATCTTCATTGCCAGTGTAAGGCAAATGTTTGTCGACGACGCGTTCTTGAATGGCTCGGTTTATTTCCGTGCTCGTATTCGCGTACACATTGGGCGCTCGAGTAATGGGTCCAATCAATGCGCCGCGAATTTGTGGAGCGTGGTCACCTGCGGTGACACCTATGATACCAAC